GTTCGAGTCTGACCGGACGCAACATACAAGCCATCCGCAACATAAATTTTATGGCTATAGCGGTAGAGATAAATGCGGGGCTGGTTGTCAAGTAAAATGTCCAGCCCCTTTTTTAACACCTAAAGAGATGAATACAGGAGAGTTTAAAAAGTGTTGCGCTGAAGAAATTCGGCGATTATGGTGCGACGTTGGCAGTAGTCCGATGAGTATAATTGAATACGTAGGTAAATGTCCTAAATGTGGCCACTTTATTGGCTTAACGCAGACATCAGAAAAAGAAGCTAAGAAATTCCTTGAAAGATATTCGTTAAAACTACTATGAGAGATGAAAGCAAGTGAACTGAGAATCGGTAATTTAATCATTAATCCCAATAGCGGGATTACTTTTATTGAGAAGGTATTCAACATTAATAGCAATGCGATTAATGAATTTTACGAACAGGGCGGTTCTGTACGATTGCCGCTTGATTATATTCAGCCTATTCCACTTACCGAAGAATGGTTACTGAATGCCGGTTTTAAAGAAGCATACACAGCTAATTATATTAAGGATGATATAGGGATATATTTAGGTGATTTCACAGTAACATTAGAGGCTGATGATCCGTATTGTAGCCATAATGTATCACAAAAAATACAATACGTTCACCAACTTCAGAATTTATACTTCGCCTTAAAGGGTGAAGAATTACAATTTAAGTCATGAAAAGGTTACTTATTAAACTCTTGATTCTGGCCCTTCTCGCCCTGGTTTACTTCTCTGCATGTAAGAAGCCGGAGGACTGCTGGAGATGTCAGCATGTCAACACCGCAACAGGTGCAATGTATTACCGTACCTATTGTGATATGACTCAGGACGACATTGAGATCCTTGAGATGAGCCTGGCGAAGGAGCATATTATGTCTGCCTGTTCGCCTCTTAAATAGAAATAATTTGTATCTTTAGTAAAAATACCGAAGATGAAACGCTTAATACCTGTTTTGTTCTTTATTATACTGTTCACCGGCTCATGCGAGAAAGAGCGCTGCTGGAAGTGCACTACATTCATTGAATTTGACTACATACACAATCCGGCATTATCTTCTATTGATAGCGAGAAAGAAACACTTTGCGGCCAGACAGAGAGCGAGATAAGAGAATACGAAGATCGAAATACCTATTCCCACGAGTGTCGCACAGGAATACCTGCATATCATTACGACTTTAAAAGCTCTTGCTACTGTAATTAAAAACAATATCTTAACCTTTCTGCCCCTTAATTAGCTTTAAGGGGCTTTGCTGTTTATTGTCAGTAAATATCTCCTTTTTGTTGAAAAAACAACCTTTATTTTCTTTCAGGTACTTCACAATAACAGTAATATTGTATCAGATAAAAGGACATTAATATCTTAATTTCTCTTTAATGAAGGAAAAAATTTTCGCATTCCTGAAAACTCGATTAACGGGGGTTCCGGATAATTACTTATTAGGGGTTGCTGATCACTACAGTAAAACCGTGACCGAAGAAACGAAAATCGAGGCAACATTCACGGATGGGGTCATTGATTTTATCAAGCACAATGCTGCATTTATCCAGAGTGAAGGTGATAAGCGCGCTACCACAGCCGCAGAGACAGCATTAAAGAACTACAGGGAGAGACACGGCCTTGACGAGAACGGTAAGCCTATAAAGACTAAGCCTAAAAAGAAAAGAAAGGAAGTGGATGACTCTGATGAAGAAGAAGTGCCCGCATGGGCCGCTGAGCTGAAAGAGCTCAAAGAAGAACTTGAGAATATAAAGAAGGAAAAAACCGCGAACGCTCTCATAGACAAAGTGAAGTCTCATGATAAGCTGAAGGAAATTCCGGCTTCATTTCTTAAAGGTCGCAATCTGATACCACAGTCAGAGGGCGAAATCGAACAACTTGCTGCATCTATTGAAGCAGACTATTCTGCTTTCAAGCAGGAGATGGCAGAGAAGGGGGTCGTCATATCCGCTCCTCCTGTTGGCGGTGGATCCGTCAAAGAAGGGGAAACACTGGGCAAGAGTATTGCCGAGAAGAAAAACGCCAATGCGTCTGAAGGTGTGAAAGGTAAGGCGATTTAACAATTAAAAATTATTAATAATGCAAATAACAACAGATTCACAGGCGGGAAGAAAAGTCGTCTTTGAGAATGTTCTCGAAGATGTTCCCGGCGGTGTGGCTCTTAATGTTACCAGGCTGGATTATGAAACAGCCGGTAAAGAGTTTCTTCCGGCCGGCACCCCAGTATATGTTGATGTCTCTGCACGTACAGCAGAAGTTTGCAAGAGTGTTGCAGGAGCAGCCTCCGGCGACGCAACGCATCTCTATGTAGCAAAAGGGCATCACTTCAAAGTTGGTGATAATATTACCGATTTCAGTCAAATCCGGGCCATCTCAGCTATCGCAGCATCAGGAGATGATTATGAACTCTTAACAGTCGTATCAGGGCTGGTATACACCTCTGGTAAAGTATATGCTCAGGCCGCCACAGCTGCAGCCAGTGCTTTATATGAGGCAGCTTCCTCAGATCAGGCATGCTTATATCTTCCGAACGGTCTTACCAAGAATGATGTTTATATCAAGAATGGTAATGCCGATGTTTCAGTCGTCAAGATGGGAACAGCAAGAGAAGATGCTCTTACATTCCCGATACCTGACACTTACCAGGTAGCTCTCCGTGGAGGTACAGCAGGAACAGGAGCCAGTTTAATAACCCTTGTTTAAATTTAAAAAGCCATGTTAACACCAATAGGAGTTAAAATAGAAGGGATCACACAGGCAGGACTGGAATCCTATCTCACCGCACGTCAGTATAATGAATTATTCTGGCCGACACTTTTCCCTGTAAAAGATGTTCCGACACTTGACGGAAAGACACTAATAGGCGCCGAAGGCTCACGAGTAGCCGCTCATGTCATCAGTTATGACTCTAAAGCACCGGAATCCGGGCGTAAGAGTATCGAAACGATACACTTCGATATCCCGAAGATCGCTCAGTCACGCAGAAAGACTGAAAAAGAGATTCTTGACCAGATAGCCATGAGGGCTACACTGGGACAAAATGCTGTCATTGAAGATTACTACAATGACCTTGACTTTGTATTCGACTCAGTTCAGGGACGTCTCGAATGGATGACTCTGCAGGCTCTCTCAACAACTTATCTGCAGCTCTCGACGACAAACAACCCGCAGGGTATTGTCAACGAGACAGTGATTGACTTCGGCATGCCGTCAGACAACAAGAAATGCGTAAGCGTTAAATGGGAGTCAGCTGCTTCAGCAACAATGGACCCGATGGGTGATTTCCTTGAAGTTGTAAAAGCTGCCAGGACCGCCGGGACTACCCTTTCGAGAATACTCATGGATTCGACAGCTTTCGATCTGATGATTACGGCAACAAAATTCATCAAGTATTTTGCCAATACCAAGCTTACGGACGTAACCACAGCAATGACGCTTGAAAATATCAACAGGGTGCTGGCAGCTTACCGTGTCCCCCCCATTACTCTTATCGACACATCGGTAGGTATTGAGGCTAAGAGCGGCGCTATCACAGCAACAAATCCGTGGAGCTCAACTCATATATTGTTCATTCCCTCGGTTCAGTGCGGAAAAATGTATAACGGCCCGATAGCCGAACAGATAAACCGCCCCGATGGAGTGTTGCTCAGCAAGAAAGGTAATGTATCGCTCTCTATAAGGACAGAAAGCAATCCTGTCAGCGTTCTGACAAAAGGTGAATGTAACGCATTCCCTTCATGGTCGAATGTCAACAGGTGCTACTCCCTTTACACCGGGCATGCATCTACCTGGGCTTAATTAGTTAGTTGGTTAGGGTGATGAATGGGGCCGTTTCTCATCTCGGCGGCCCCTTTCTTAAAAATCTGAACAATGACATACCTGGAAGCATTAAAAGCAAAAGTGGCTTACCCCTTATCTGATAACGCCTTTAAAGTGGCGCTCATCGACAGGGATCTAAGCGACTCATTGGCATATACTCCGGGCCAGGCTTTTGACCTGGCATACGCAGACGTCATCATGACCCTTATAGCATCGCCAAATACCAGCGAGGGAGGATACTCTGTCAGCTTATCAGACAGGGCCAGACTCATAGAGCTGGCAAACGGCATTTACGCTAAATATGGTCTGACAAGTCCGTTGGAGGAAAAGAAGCCGACGGCTAAATTCGTTCAACGCTGGTAGGCAATGATAACTCAATACCCGGATAGTATCACAATAACCGTTTCCGCTTCGGCTTCGCAAAATGCGAGCGGCGTATGGACGGCAGGCGCTTCAGCCGGCTATACATTCGACTGCAGGGCAGAGGTCAACGGAATGGGGAAGAAGATACCCGGTAGTGACGGATCGCTAATAGATTACAGCTTCGACGTTTACATGCCGAAAACAACAACAGTCATTCCAAGAGATTCAGATTATACTCTCAACTCGCTTTTAAACGGGATTATAACGGGCAAGGTAAAAAGAGCCTCAAACGGGCAGCTCAACTCAAGGCTATGGCTTTAAAAAGCAATTATAACGACAGTCGTTTCTCACGTGATGTTCAGACACAGGTGGATAGTCTTTATGAAAGGATTATCCAGTCATTCATCCGTGCCGGCGAGAAATTTGTTACAGACGCCCGCGAACAGGTGCAGGATCACGCTCAGGGAACTTATCTGGACCAGACTACAAACCTTCGCAACTCGATAGCTTATTTCATATACCACGACGGAGAGCTGATAAAAGAAAACCAGGTCGGCAATGCTGTAAGTAACCTTCAGCAGGTGAAAGATACGATAAAGCCGAAAGGTATTCAGCTCATCGGTATCGCGGGAATGAACTACGCTTCGTATGTCGAGAGCAAAGGGTATAATGTCATATCCTATCAGGCAGATACCTGTATTATTAACCTGGCCTTTTCCCTTGAGCACCTTGACGTGATCGAGAAAGGTACTACTGCACGGTTAGAAGAATCCTTTATACCGGATTAGCTATGGCAGACTATATAACTACCGATCATGTGATAAAAGTTGTCTATGGGCTGCTCGGCTCGATAACAGTACCGAAATACCTCAAGACAAGTCCCGAAGATATAAGTGCCTCAGTAAAGGAATATGTTGTTATCAACGCACTTCCTATAAATGCAAATGTAATGCAGAAATGCTATGTCAATGTCAACTATCACGTTAAAGATGTCGGCCCCGGAAGGCCGGATCATACGAAGCTTGAAGCTGGCTCGACGGAAGTTCTTGCAATACTGAAAGAAGTTACTGCAACGACCTATCTCATTGACTTTGAGAGTCAGGAGACAATAAGGGAGTCATCCCGCGGGGAACATTATAGTAACATGCGATTTTCATTCAAATACATTAATAAATAACACAATGTCAGAATATTTATATACAATCAAAACAGTCAAATACGGTGACGCGGCAACTACCAATAGCATGCCTACCGGACTTTCGCCTCTGCCTAACACGGTCAAAGGATCTGTTACGCTTGACGAAGCCGAGGGCGAGACTACTGAGTTTTATGTCGATCAGCAGGTTGCTCCTGTTCGGTCTGTCGATACAGGCGAGGCTAAGCTGACAGCTCAGATGCAGTTTTATGACATGTCGTTTGCCACTCTTGCTGCCATAAAAGGCGGCAACGGAGATGCTTCAGGGTATGCTCCCGCAACTGGCTATTCGTCGGTCAATAAAGCCATTGAGATAGAATGCGACTCAGGACATAAATTCCTGATGTATAACGCAAAATTATCTGTCAGAATAGTCGGTGGACTTAGCCGCGATAACATGCTTTCTGTCGAAATGAAAGCCGTTCCGCAGCTTACCAGCGATAATGCCGGCACCTGGAAGATTGAAAAAGTGTTTAGTTAATAAAGGGGCCCTGTTATGGGCCCTAAACACTATATGCAGGAAAGAACTGCCAATATCATTCTCGGTTTAGACGGTCCTGAGGACAGGTTCATATTACGTTACGGCCCTTTTCGCTTTGTGATGAGGATAAAGCCGCTGACAGCCAGACAGGTCATCAGTATCAGCCGGGAGGTTTCAAAAATACCGGATATTAACGAAGAAGCAGAGATGTTTCCTGAGCTCATGAATAAGGCTTCGAGCCTCGAACCAATAGCAAGAGTGATAGCCATTGCCACCGGAACAAAGTGGAAGAGGCTTGTCGCCAGTGCTATCATGAAGCTGCCATTAAAGGATATTCATACGCTTTTCTCTGTTGTCCGTAAACAGTCAGACCCAACGCCTTTTTTTTTTACTACCATATTGGCGAAGGGTCGCATGAACCTCCTAAAACCGGAGCGATAGTAGGCGGTGACAGTATTTTCGGCGAGATAGCACTCATGAGGTCTAAGCTTAATCTTACAGACCGTGAAGTAATGGATAAGAGCTGGATAGCCCTACAACTTGAAATGGCAGATTATCCCTCTTATGACCCGAAAGGCAAAAAAGTAATCAGAGGCGAGAAAGCAATTAAAGCGCTTGATAAATACCTGTAACAATGGCGTCTATAGTATTTGATTCTTCTCTAAATAATACAAAACTCGAAGCTGCTGTCAAAGAGTCAAAAAAGACAGTTAAGGATTGGGCGAAAGATGTCGAGAAGTCCGGCAAGGATATGGACCGGGTTTTTGATAAGACGGCTGCCAATATCAAAGAGGCTATTGCACAACAGAAAGCCCTGGTAAAAGAGCTTAATGCCGACGTTAAGAATCTTGAAAAATCCTATAAGAACGCTGCTCCGGGCGAAGGGGCAAGGCAGGCTACTAAAAGACTGGCAGAAGAGAAGGCATACCTGGCGCAAGAACAACAGCGACTCATTGATCTACAGCAGGAGCAGATAGAGATTAACCAGAAAGAAGGAGAGAGTGCCAATTCACTTACCGGCATGATAAAAAAATGGGCTCTGTCTCTCGGAGGGGCTGCCGCAGCGCTGGGAATATTAAAGAAAGCATTTGCAGAGACCACACAGGGGATGAATCTCTTTAATACGGTTGGCGCTGTCACAAACCAAATTCTTTATGATATCACCTCCGGGCAGGGGCTTAGCATGGGAAGGATTGCTCAGGCTGCCGATATCCAGGGAGAGCGCAATAAGCTAAGAGAGAAAGAATATGTCGATGCTGTTGAGATAGCCAGGCTTGAGAATGAATACCAGCAGCTATACGCAGAGGCCCTTGATAAGACGATGACCAATGAGGATAAGGCTGCTAAGATAGATGAAGCGCTGGCCACTCATAATAAGGCTATTGATCTCAGACTGGAAAACATATACAAGTCACTGCGTAATGCAGAGAAAAACTTCTCCATAGCTCCAAGCAGTGAGAAGCTGAAAAAAGAAATATCTCAACTCAACGTGGAGATTGAGAACCTTAATGCCGAGAGAGTGTCATCTACTAAGCGTCTTATCGGAATGCGGTCCACTATCGAGAAAGATGCTATCGAAGAAGAAAAGAAACGCCGGCAGAATCTCGACAACTGGCTAAAAGCTATTGAAGAAGAACAAATAGAGAGATCTGAGAAAGAGGCAGAAGTATTAAAGCAGTTACAAGACGAGATAGCAGCGAATAAGCTTGAGGGGAAAGAGAAAGAGCTGCTTCAGCTTGAGCAGAAATACAATGAGGACCTTGAGCTTTATAAGGATAATGAAGCTATTAAGGCAGCCCTGGCTGAGAGATACGCTCAGGATCGCTTTGCTGTCGAGATGAAATATCTGGATAAGCTGAAGGCAGAGAATACAAAGATAGCAGCTACTCTTCTGAAGCTTGATCCGGGAAGAGGATATGCCATATTAAACAGAGCAATGAGTAATGCCGGAGTTAAGCCGGTAAGCAACATAGGCACACTAAAAATAACTAATCAGACTCAGGCAGGCATAGAGAAACAAGTAAATGAAAACCTTGAGAAGCAAATTGATTTAAGAAGGCAGATAGCTTACGAAGCCGCAAACCTAATCTCTCAATTAGGCGAAGTATTGGGGCTGGATAGTGCCGACATGAGCGTTCTTAATGGGTTTATTGATTCAGTATTAAAGTTTGCGTCGAATGATGTTATTGGAGGGGTATCTTCTATTCTTTCGGCAATAGTCTCTCAGATAGGGGTTGCTGAGACCTTCGGTGATAAGATCGAGAGGATTAATAAGCTTATTGATAAGCAGAATGATATTATTGCCGAGTCTGAGAGGCTGGGTAATCAGGAACTACAGATAAGAGAGAAAATTGCGCTTATCAATAGTAAGCTGCAAAAGTATGAAGAGTCTTTAGCAAGACAGAACAGACAAAAAACAAACAGGGACTCTGATTACGCGAGCTGGAGAATAAAGAACCTTGAGTACGACATAGAAAAAGTAAGACAAGAGTTAGTTGAGGCAGAAAGAGAGCTTGCCGATTATCTTACCGGAGGGATAACGGAAAACACTATAGCTGACGTCATAGCGGAGGGTTTTCAGGATGGCAAGACCTCAGTCGATGATTTTGCCGACTATATGAATGAAGCGCTTGTCTCAGCTGTCATGGAAGTCTTTAAATCCAATATGCTTGGTGATTCAATGACGGAGCTGCAGGAGTATATCTCACAGGCGCTCTCAGATAAGATTCTAACAACCGAAGAAAAACAGACTATTGATCAGAGAATAAAGGCCCTGGCAGATAGTAATAAAGAGCTATGGGATAACTTGACGCAGGGGCTGGATCTGGGAGCTGAATCACCTGAAGGTCTGGCAGGCGGTATTCGCAGGCAGATAACTGAGGAGACAGGCAGTGAATTAGCTGGGCTTTTTAGAAGGTTTGCCGACGACGAGAGACAGATAAAAGATTTCAGCAAACAGGGAATAATGCACCTGGCGGGTATCGAAGCCAACACATACGGAACAATGGTTGAATGCCAGAGATACCTGCATCACCTTGAAGATATAAGTAAGAACACGCAACCAGTTTATAGCGGGGATTTATAATATGGCTTATTTATTGAACTCGGTTAATCTGACCACTTATGGGGTGACTCCCGGACACGCACCTGGAAGTAATATCGCTATGGCAGGCATTTTTGATATGCCGGCGCGTATCGGTCAGTCGTACTATGAATGGGCCGAGACAGACACCGTTGAGCCATACGTCCTTTCTGATGAGATGTTTTTCGGTGGCCGCGACATAATGTTTTACGGTTCAATATTAGGCACCAATAAGCAGGTTAATGACTATCTGGAAGCTCTCTATGACGCTGTTGAGGCCTTTACCACATTGGTAACTCTTGCCACGCCTTATGGCAGCTTCTCAGTCCAGGTAAAGACTATCGTGCCGGAGTTTTATGTCGGAGGGTGCAAATTATCCATTACTTTTCGTGAGCCTGTCGTTACTCTTAATGAAGCCACGCTCCCGTCAACAAGCAGCAGCGCTTATTCTATTGACAGCATACCGATGACAACACTCGGCCTATACTACTCAAGAGGATCCGGACTAAGGAACCTCTCAGAGCTTAAAGAACAGCTTTATACCATATACGCCGCTGAAGGATATCAGATGACCCGGCGCAAGAGCCGTAACTTCAATATGAAAGCTGCTGTTTTAGGCGCAGGGATAAGCGGTTTTCAGGATAAGATAAAGTACCTCTATAAGCTATTCTCTTCGGCGGCTCTTCGCTCGATAATCATTAATAACGAGATTCTTGTAAGCTGCTTTGCTGTTGAGGGCTTTAAGGTTAGCGGTATTATCCTGACAAATGAAGAGATGATAGCAAATTTTAATATAAACCTGATATGCACAGAAGTATCGCTTTATACTGCTGATACTACTGCAATAACAGCAGACGAGGGAGATATAACAGCTGATGTGATATGACGAGCATAACAATATATCGGCCACCTGATACAGAAGTCGTAACTGTTGCGATAGACGAAAAATCCGTCTTTACGAAACGCCTCATGGGTGAATGGAATATCGTCTGCATATTCAACTCTTCGAGCATTCTCTCTGTTCAGATTGGAGACTTCATTACTTACAACTCAGAGAATTATTACATAAACAGGCTACCCGATATTATCAAGCTCAATAGCTCGACATTTCAGTATAAGATAGTCTTTGAGCATTCATATTACAACCTCGGAAAGAAGTTATTTATCAGCGCTGACGGCCTGGCTGAGTTCTCTTATAACGGTACTGCGACAGATTTCATAACCAATATTGTCGCAAGCGTCAATGAGATTGACAGCGGATGGACAGTAGGCACTGTCGATTCGTCTGATTACTTAACGCTGCAGTTTAGTAACGAGTCATGTAAAGCTGCACTGACAAGGGTGGCTGAAGCATTCAGAATGGAGTTCGAGATAATCAGCAAGGCGATAAGTCTTAAAAACTCGATAGGCACCACTCAGTCGCTTACTTTTGAATATGGCCAGGGGAAAGGCCTCTATAAGCTCACCCGTCAGCAGGTACAGGACCAGAACATAATAACAAAGGTATATGGCTTCGGAGGCACGAAGAACATATCCTATGATTACCGCAACAGGGCTAAACGTCTTGTCTTTGCCGCAACAGGCTATCTTCCTGAACCAGCTTCGGGTTATCCATACATGACAAAGAATACTGACCTGTATGGCGTTATTGAAGGACAGTTCACTGATGATAACATATATCCGCAGAGGACCAGTACGCTGACATCTGCTAATATCGACTATGATGATGACGACAGGTTCAACCCGCGCTCCAGTTATGTCGAGGACTCTGCATTAGATTTCGATCTTAATGATTATCTTCTTGAGGGCCAGGTGGCAAAGATAGTTTTTAAGAGCGGAGACATCGGGGGTATTGAGTGTGAGATATGGAAGTATGACAATGCTAATAAGCGAATATATTTCAATGCTTATTCGGACCCTGACGGCTATACTCTCCCGCAATATAACAGCGGCTCACCTATTGAGCCAAAGACAGGCGATAGCTATACTCTCGTTGATATCTCCATGCCTCAGTCATATATCGACACGGCAGAGGCTTCTCTAAAGACGGCTACACAGTCTTTTCTTGATGAGAACTGTGTTCCGATGGTTGTCTATGAATGTGATTTTGACCCTAAATATGCAAAGTCGGCAGGACTCGACCTTGACGCTGGAGATAAGGTGACTGTAAAAGATACGGACCTGGGCGTTGATGCTCTTATAAGGATAAGCGGTATAGAATATCCGCTCGTCAACCCTTATAAGATAAAAGCTCTGATAGCCGACTTCGTGCCTTACACTCTGCAAGAAAGGATAATAAAGAACACTGTCTCGACAAAGAAAGAGACTGTCTTTGTGGATCTCAGAAGTATTGAGCAGGCAAGACGCAATACTATGCGCCAGAATCAGATGCGGGAGCTTCTTTTCGATACCGACGGATATTTCGACCCGGTTAACCTGAAGCCCCTAAGTATTGAGACGGCATATCTCTCCGTCGGAACCAAGTCAAGAGATTTCTGGCTTAACAATGTCACTATCAAAGCCAATTATGAAGGCGATGCAAACGCTTTTTATGTAACCGCCGGGAGTCTTATTCACCTGCAGATAGAGATAGCAGGGACCGGCTATACATGGGTTATCGGTACTCCGCTCGATATAGACAGCCTTACGCCGGCTTCAGCTTATTATCTATACGCTAAATGCAGCAAGACAGAATTAACGGGTGAATGGATCCTTTCTTCAAGTCAGATAACATTCGAGCACGTACCAGGTTGTTATCATTTTCTTATCGGAATGCTCTTTGCCGTCGCTGATAGCCGCCGTGACTTCGACTTTGTAAGCGGAATGACTTATATCAATGGCGGGACTATAACGACAGGTAAGATACAAAGTATCGACGGCAATAACTATCTCGACCTCACTCAGAGTAAGTTTCGGGTAGGCGATTCAAATAGCTCACTTGACTGGAATGTGACAGCTGCCAATACACTGACTATCATTGGTGGTCTTGTGCAGAGCGGCGCAGGCGTCACCGCTCCATTGCCATGCTTCCGGGGTGCTTATGCCTCCGGATATATGTATTATAAAGGCGATGAGGCTACTTATGAAGGCTCTATGTATAGGTGGATCAATGATACTGCGGCAAGTGGCCAGACGCCAATCGAAGGCGGATACTGGACCGTCATAGCAGCTGCAGGAGGCGGTGAAGAGCCGGGTCCGCAGGGAGACCCTGGTAATTATATTGAATACCAATATGCAAAGAACGGCAGTACGACAACGCCGCCGTCAATAACCGTTACTGACCTTAACCCTTCGGGATGGTCTGTAACACCGCCGTCAACAGGCGACCTTGAGTATTTATGGATGACAAAAGCCACAAAGACATACGACGGGTCTGTTCTTATTGTCAACTGGTCAACGCCTGTCAGGTTAAAAGGAGAGGTAGGCGCAACAGGAGCCACCGGTCCGGCTGGCGAAGCAGGCAAGAGTCCGGCAATGGTATTTCGGGGAGCGTATTCAAGCGAAGCAACTTATTATGGCACTCAGTACAGGGTTGATGTAGTAAAATATAATGATACATATTATGTCGCTCGTATTGACGCCGGTGACGGCTTTACTGATAAAGTCCCGACAAATACAAGTTATTGGAATGCTTTCGGTGCAAGCTTCGAGAGCGTAGCCACTGATTTATTACTGGCCGAGAAAGCTTATATAGAGAAACTGGGAGTAAGGTATTTTGAGGGCATTGAAGTTGGAGCAGGAGATCTTGACGGGACCGTTGAGAATACAACAGCAAATATTGACTTAGAGGATGCCTGGGAATCTGATTTTATGTATCTCGTTAATCTTAGATGCTCAAGAGCAGGCGTAAACTATAAATGTATTCAGAATAACGAGAATAAGCAGCCGCCTAACTCTGCATACTGGACCACTGAGACGCCGCAACCTCAAAAACGCAAAGACACCATAACACTAACCGGAGAGGACGGACAGGCAGACATAGTTTGCAACGCTATCACAAGCAGAATATATTTTAATGAAACACTTGCAAATACCGCCAGCGGTTTTGTTGAGGCTAATGCTTCAAATTGGGCTTCAAGCGGAGTCGTTCTCTATGCCAGTGCTGAGAAAATTATAACTGAAGCCGCTACGGCAGGCACAGACTTCAGCGGTAGCACCACAATAGAGAACGTACCGAATGAGAGCAGGGGCAGTATTAAAATAGATGGCAATGATATATGGGAAGACTCGCAGCTAAATGATTATACACCACCGGACTATTATGCAGGCTGTATTAATATTAACCGCAGAGGCTATCAGGGGGGATTCACTAAGCTTCGTGAAACTATTATCTATAATGGATTGGCAACAAAGCTTATTCATATAAGTGGCTTAGCTAACGGAGTCTATGTTTACACACCAAAATTTGTCTTGTTTAATATCCCTTCATCAAATCCCGGCCATGCTGCAGGAGAGGTTTATTACGACCCGTCAACTAAAGTTTTAAAAATTGATATATAATGACAACGAGAAAATATCTTTTAACAACAATCTTCGCTTTACTCTCAGTTCTGGCCTTCGGACAGATAGATACTGTCAATGTAGGAACAGGAGCCAATACCGGGGATGGCGACCCCTTGAGAAGTGCCTTTTTAAAGGTTAACGCAGGATTGAAGCTACTTAATAATCTGCATCAATACCTGTATCTGACCAGCGACGATACACTTGCAACAAAGGCTTACGCAAGAAGTGTTGGAGGCTCAGATATTGACACTACATCTTTAAGCAACAGAATAGACTTGAAGGCTAATATTGCCTCCCCTACTTTCACTGGCACAGTAACACTTCCAAGTCCTTTCACTATCGGTGCTGTATCGGTTACTTCAACAGGGACACAACTCAACTATCTTAATGGGGCT